AAATTACTAGAACAAGATATCGCAAAGTTTGAAAAATATGTAAATGTTAATGTTGCAGTAGAACTAAATCAAAGTCAGTTTGATGCTTTAGTTGCATGGACATTTAATTTAGGTGTTGGTAATTTAAGACAATCAACAATGTTAAAAAAACTAAATGAAGGCGACTACCAATCAGTACCATCTGAAATGAAAAGGTGGAATAAGGCAGGTGGTAAAACACTAGATGGTTTAATCAGAAGAAGAAAAGCAGAAGGTTTACTATTTGAAAATAAAGAATGGCATGAAGTATAAATTATGGGTCTTCTTAATCGTGTTAAAAGAGTTAAAATTCCTACACATGAGTTTAGTATACAGATTCCTATTATTCAAAAGAAGAATCTATTAACACCAGAAGAAAATGATACTCTGGCACAATATATTATTAGTTTAGGTGATGTACAGGAAAGTAAAACATTTGTCAAAGCATCTATGTCTGATTGGCAATTACACACACATAATAATATTGCAAAAAAATTATGTGATAAAGCTTTAGATATTATTCTTGAATCATCTGGTAGAAAGAGTTCAGTCAATCCACCAAAGTTTTATACACGAAAATGTTGGGGTGCTATCTATGGTAAAGGAGATTGGGTTCAAGAACATAATCATGTTGGTAGTGTTTATGGTTGGTGTTATTATATTCGTATGCCGAAAGGTGCATCACCATTAGTTTTCCCAGAAGGGGATTTATCTATTCAACCTAAAGAAGGTGAGTTGATTGTATTTCCTGGCATAGTTAAACATTCTGTTCCACCATGTGATTGCGAAGAAAAACGAATTATGATTGCTAGTAACGTAGGAGTTAAATAAATTATGAAAAATTATGAAATTAAATTAAATGATAAGTTACACCATTTACCTGAATTAAAAACAAAAACAGTTGATGGTAAGAGACATTATGTAACACCAGAAGGAAATCATTATCCTTCAATTACTACAGTATTATCACCTAGAGGTAAAGAAGGGTTGATGAAGTGGCGTAAAAGGGTAGGTGAGAAAACTGCTAATTACATATGTAACAAAGCTGCAACTAGAGGTACGAAAGTACATAAGATGTGCGAAGATTGGTTGAATGAAGATTTCAGTAGAGAAACTTGGGATAAACATAAGAAAGATTTTTTACCATATACTTTATTTAATGAATTGAAAAATCAAAAGTTTGAGTATATAACGGATGTATATGCACAAGAGGTAGCTTTGTATTCTGATAAATATAAGGTAGCAGGTAGAGTAGATTTGATAGCAAACTATGCACATCAGTTATCAATCGTAGATTTTAAAACATCTACAAACGAAAGAAAAGATTCTTATAATGAAAATTACTATATTCAAACAGCAGCATATGCTGAAATGTTTGAGGAAATGACAGGAACACCTATCAATCAAATAGTAATTTTAGTGGTGACAGAAAATGGTACAGTACAAGAGTTTGTTAAGGAAAAACATGAATACATACCATTATTAGAAGAAACTTTAGAGGAGTGGTACAACTAATGGAAATGACATTTACAGAGAGTGCAGCTGACCAAGCAAAGATAATCTTAGAAGACGAGGAAGAAGGTCTTAATCTTCGTACCTTTATACAGGGTGGTGGATGTTCTGGTTTTCAATATGGATTCACCTTAGATAATATAAAAGATGACGATTGGATATTTGAAACTAATGGAGTCAAACTTCTGGTAGACCCTATGAGTGGCATGTATTTTGAAGGTGCAACAATTGACTACACTAATGACCCACTAAATGGTAGTGCATTTACTATTAAAAACCCAAATGCAAAATCTACTTGTGGTTGTGGTTCTAGTGCTGCTTTTTAATAATTAAAAAAACTTGACAATACATGTTTGAGTGTATTATAATGGTGAAAATTTAGGAGTATATTATGGATTTAAATAGAGACGGTGACGGATTTCTTATCAACACAAATGATTGGTCAGAAGAAGTCATGTATCAAATGGCAGAGTCTGATGGTATGGAAATTACCGAAGAAATCAAAACATACATAGACAAAGCAAAAGAAATGTACAATGAAACAGGTACAGTTCCTGCTGTTCGTGTCTTTGCAAAAGAGTTTGGTATGGATAGGAAGGCAAGTAAATTATACGAAGTCTTTAAATCAGGCCCTATGAAAATAATTGCAAAATATGGTGGTCTTCCAAAACCAACAGGTTGTGTATAATGTCAGACACAACATCACACACACCAAAGACATTCTCTTTGGAAATAGANANGATTNCTTTTCATAAAAGAGTTACACACTTAGAAGCAATATCTATCTATTGTGAACAGTTGGGTATTGAACCTGTAACTACAGCAAAATTATTAACAAAAAACTTAAAAGAAAAAGTAGAAGCAAATGCAAGGGATTTAAATTATTTACCTAAGTCTGCTAAACTACCTATGTAATGCAACCAATAGATGCATATTTAATGTATTGTGCTATGAAGGCACACTTTGATAAAAGTGATTACGATTTTGTAAAATATAATGGTAAATCCAAAGTATCAAGAGATTCATTCTACAAAAGGAATGATAGAATTTTTTTTGTTAAATTAACTCACAAATATAAAAGTAAAGAAGATGTGCAAGATTATTTACTTGCTAATTTTTTGATACATCCAAAAGGTTGGGTTGGCAAGTTTGATGAAGAAAACTTTATAGGGTGGAAAAAGAAAATACAAAGTTTGACTTATACATTTAAGTCAGAGATAGAACCAATACTAGATAAAAATCTGGTTGCCGTATCTAAAAACAAACACCCTAAATTGTTAAAAGATTATCTTGGTAAAAGAGTTTCATTAGAAACTTTAGTTATATTAGATAGTATATTGAGTTTTCATAAAGAGTGGAATACAAAACTTGTTGATGACTATGTTTGGAAAGATGTTTATAAACTTATGAATGACTATAAATCATTTTTAAAGTTTGACATCAATAGTTTTAAATTAATATTAAAAGGATTAATGGTGTGATATGAGTAAAGCAATAATTTATGGAAATGGTGAATCTCGAAAATCTTGGGATGTAACTAAAGAGTATGAAGGATTTACTACATGGGGTTGTAATGCAGCTTACAGAGATTGTAAACTTGATAATCTAGTTGCCATAGATTATGGAATACAACAAGAGATATACAAGTCTGGATATACATCTAAGAACAATTGTTGGTTTGCAGATTGGAGTATACTAGAACAATTTCATCCAGAGTTTCTAATGATGAATTATCCACGAGAACTAGTTTTTCAAACTGATAATCCAAACAATAGTGATATTTGTGTTGTACAAGGAAAAGAAGCAATAGATGCAGAGAGAAACTATCAAGAGATGATAAAGAACTTTCCATACCTTGACAAAGAGGATGTAAAAAGAAAATGTTACAAGAATGTAGGTCTATATGTTACATGGTTACAAGAGAATGATAAGATTAAAAATATAAACTATCCTAAAGAATGGTGTGCTGGAGCAACTGCAATGTATTTGGCATGTCAAGAAGGTGTAAGTGATATTTACATGTTAGGATTTGATTTAAGTAGTTATGATGAACCTTTGAATAACATCTATAAGGGAACAGATAACTATCTACCAGAAGAAGCAAAAGGATTTAATGTAGATAATTGGTTAGTACAATTAATTGAAATATTTAAGAACTTTCCAGATACTCAGTTTCATTGGGTAGATGACCACAATAACGAGAACAAATTACAGATAAAAAATGTTAAAGGAATTAATTATAAAACACTTGACAAAGTATGTCAGGGGCTAGTATAATGACCAGAATAACTATTATAAATAGTTGTGTAGTAAAGATATACAAATTAACATACGACAACAATACGAAAGGAGATAAAAGATGTCTTTAGATAGTCTAAAAAGTAGTGGTTCGCTTAATAAGTTGCTTGATGCAGCTAAAGGTGAAACCAAACCTCAAGAGAAAAAATCATATGTAGATGAAAGACTGTGGAAACCAGAACTAGATAAATCTGGTAATGGTTATGCAGTACTTCGTTTCTTACCAGCAGTTCAAGGTGAAGACTTGCCATGGGCGAAAGTTTGGAATCATGCATTTCAAGGCCCAACAGGTCAATGGTATATAGAAAACTCTCTTACAACTCTTAATCAGAAAGACCCTGTATCAGAACACAATACAGCATTGTGGAATACAGGTTTAGAATCTGACAAAGAGATTGCTCGTAAACAAAAAAGAAAGTTACAGTATTTCTCTAATGTTTATGTAGTAAGTGATACTAAACACCCAGAAAATGAAGGTAAAGTATTTCTGTTCAGATATGGTAAGAAGATATTTGACAAAATTACTGCTGCTATGTCACCTGAGTTTGAAGATGAAAAAGCAATCAACCCATTTGATTTTTGGGAAGGTGCAAACTTTAAACTTAAAATCAGAAAAGTAGATGGTTATTGGAACTATGATAAATCAGAGTTTGAAGATACATCAAAACTTTTTGAAGATGACGAAGCAGTAGATAAAGTTTGGAAAGGACAATACTCTCTTACAGAGTTTACTGCTCCAACAAACTTTAAGTCTTATGACGAGTTAAGAACAAGACTTGATGCAGTTCTTTCTGGAACTGTGAAAGTTGGTAATGTAGCTGATACAATGGATGATGCACCTATCGCATCACCTAAAATTGATGCACCAAAACCTACAACTACAAAAGTGGAAACACCTGTAGTTGATGAAGATGATACATTAGCATACTTTGAAAAACTCGCTGAGTAACCTATTGAGTACCCCTGTAAAAAGGGGTACTTTTCTATTATATCCCTTATAAATAATGCATGGCGACAAGAAGTAAATATATTCAAAGTGTATTAAAAGCAGCAGGGGGTCTACCTCAATCTGTCGCATGGTTTCGTAACAAAATTAAAGAATTTGGTGAACCAAAGTCTATGGACTTGATTCGTGATGGAAAAAGAACATCAGTACCTACCTTTGGTCTACTAAATATGTTTATATATGACCCTAAAGGGAAGAAAAAGTTGCCATATTATGACACATTTCCTTTGGTATTACCTATTGAACAATATAACAATGGGTTTTTAGGGATTAATTTACACTATTTGTCTGTGCCCATGAGGATTAAACTACTAGATAGATTAACAGATTTTGCTAATAATGATAAATTTGATGAATCTACAAGTTTAAATGCAAATTATAGTAAATTAAAAAATATAGATTTGATTAAACCTTGTTTAAAAAGATATTTAGCAGGACATGTTAGGTCTAAATTTAGAAAAGTAGAAGCAGATGAATTTATAGTTGCAACATTACTACCTGTACAGAAATTTAAGAAACAATCTGACAGTCATGTATTTGCAAAATCAAGAGGAATGATTTAATGGATTTTGGAAGTTTTATAGAAGCAGGGTCTTCAGCAGTATTAAATGAGATATTATCATCAACTCATGATAGAAATGGATTGGCATTTCCTTCAAGGTATGATGTGTTATTTCTACCACCATCAGGAACTAGAGGAACAGGTGGTGTAGGTGCATCTACTAATTTATTTTCACAAACATTATTAGGTCAAGTAGGTGGGGGAGATATTAGAGATGTTTCTTATCAATGTAACTCTATTGCATTTCCAGGCAGGAATATTACAGTAACAGAAGATACAAATATTTATGGCCCGACCAGAGAGATTGCATCTGGATTTACCTATGGTGATATTACTGCAAAGTTTTATTGTCATAATGATTATAGAGAGAAGAAGTTTTTTGAAACTTGGCAAAGACTTGCATTTAATCCTCAAACTTTTGCAATGAATTATTATGATGACTATACAGGAACAATTCAGATATTTCAATTAGACCAAAAAGGAAATAGAACATATGGTTGTGAATTAGTTGAGTGTTTTCCAAAGAACATTGGAGACCAATCATTAATGGGTGCTCAGTCTACTGCTGTGCAAGAAGTATCTGTAACATTTAGTTATAGATATTGGAAAAACTTGACAGACGAAGCAAGTTTACCTAAACCATTATTAGAAAGATTGCAAGGGGTTCTTGCGAATCAAGTAGAAAGAAAATTATTAAGTAGAATACCTAAAGTATTAAGTAGATTATAACAATCGGAGTGAAAAATTATGGCATTACCTAAACTTGAAACACCAACCTATACATTAACTTTACCATCAACAGGTGAAGAAGTAAAGTATAGACCTTTTTTAGTAAAGGAACAAAAACAATTAATGATGGCAGAAGAATCTAAAAATGATGATGAAATGGTAGATACTATGGCTAACTTAATTAGAGATTGCACTTTTAATGGTGTTAATCCAGATACTTGTCCTGTATTTGATGCAGAGTATATATTTTTAAGAGTAAGAGGAAAATCTGTAGGAGATAAAGTAAATTTAAATCTTAAATGTCCAGATGATA